CGAGACGGTGATCGCGCTTGCGACATGCCGCCGGATCGCCGCTATGGCCCCATGGCTCACGTCGCTCGCATCACAGCCGATCCACGGACGCCCGACGAAACAGGTGGAGGACGCGATCGATCTGGTGGAGCGTGCAGTGGGGAGGCTGCGCCACACGCGCCCCGACGCCGGGACAAGCGCAGACGACGGGGCGCGCGCTGTCCTGGATCTCCTCGCAAACCCCGCAGCACACGCCCACGGCTCGACGGGTATCGAAACCCTCGACGCGGTGGCACCCGGCGTGCTTGCGCCCACAAAGCTGATCGTCCTCGCGGCACGAACGGGGATGGGTAAATCAATGGGTGCCGTCAGCCTGTCCCTAAATGCCGCCCTCGACGGGAACCGGGTGGAGTACGTCACGCTGGAGATGGACGAAGTGGAACAGCATCAGCGCTACATCGCGCAGCTCTCCGGCGTCGGGCTGGGGAAGGTGATCGGCAAGATCCAGTCCTCCCCGGCAGAGATGGCGCGGATCAGATCCGCAGCGGCGGAATACTCCACACTCCCGCTGCGGGTCCGTGGGCGGGGGATCTACACCCTGACAGAGATCAAGAGCCATATCCGCCGACAGCATGCAGAGAACGCCACCACAGCGGCACCACTGCGCGGCGTCGTGGTGGACTATATCGGACTGATGACACCGGATCGCGGGGAGCGGCGCACCGATGCTGTCACCCGCTGGATCGTGGGGTTTAAGGAGCTGGCGAAGGAATTGGGGATCTGGATTCTGGTATTGGCGCAGGTCAACCGGGACGCTGAAAATCGTCAGGATGCAATCCCCCGGATCTCCAATATTTCAGACTCCACCATGATCGAGAACACCGCCGATCTGATTCTCCTCGCGCACCGCCCGGCGTACTACGACGACACCGCAGACCCCACGCTGATGAATTGGGTTGTCGGCAAAAACCGCGCAGGTCCGGCGGGGATGATCCTGGATCTCCACTGGCACGGTGAGACGGGGCGGGTGTCTGATCGTCCCGACGCATACCGCGCGCAGAGGGCACGATGAGCGCCGCCGCTATCCCGATGGCACGACGTACCCTCTGCCGTCAGTGCAGGCGGCACAGCGCCCGCGTGGGCTGTCTTCTGCTGGCGTTCTGGGATGAAGATCCCGACCGGGCGGGGGAGCCCCGCGCGAATATGTGGCTATCCGTCTGGACTGATCAGGAGTGCGACGACATGCACGCCGCCGCGATGGAGGCGCACCGATACCAGGACGGGCAGGCCCCCACCTGTAGCGCCGCCATCGAGGTGACACCGTGAGCGCGCACACCCGCCGGACTCTCCTGGAGCTGGATCTGATCGCCTGCATGGCACGCCCCGCAGCTCCAAACCAGGACGCCGGGGAGGCTGCACTGACGGCGTATATCCAGGCGCTCCCGGTGTCCGTTGTCGATGTCCTCGAGGTGGTGATCTGTCAGGGATGGGCCGCACTCCAGGCTGACGCGCTGCACGTCGCGATTACTGCGATCCTCCACCCGTCGCACTCCCGCAGATAAAAACCGGGAGTGAGGGGGTAGCTTAAGTCCCCTCACTCCCGGCGGAATCTTGAATGCTGACAACATAGCGCACGACGGGTGCGCAGACATGCGCTATTGTCTGTGCATGACGACAGGATCACGTATCAAACAGGCACGCCTCGACGCCGGGCACAGTATCGCGGGGCTTGCCCGCCTCCTTGGCTGCACGTCGAGTGCGGTTCACGGCTGGGAGCGCGGGGAGCGCCGCCCCGGTGATCCAGTGCTGCAGGAAGTCGCCCGCGTCTGTCGGGTGTCCGTGACGTGGCTCCAAGCAGGGCGGCTGACGGCCGCGGGCTCCCGCGCCCTGCGTCAAGTGCAGCGACTCCCCGTCGAGGAGCGCCACCGCGTGATCGGCATCCTCAACCGCTCCCCCGCCGATCCCTCCCCGGATCGCGCCTGATCTTCGATCCGCTGCGGGCGTTCCCCCGCGCCCGCAGCACTCCCCCAGCCTGGAGGACATCGTGACCGACTCCCCGCCACTGTTTGCCGTGTTCCTGCCGGGCAAAACACCCGGCAAGGCCCGCCCCCGCGTCACCAGTCGAGGCACGTACATGCCCCGCGCCTATCGGCTGTGGATCAAGAGCGCTGTCAGCACCGTGCGGTCCATGCGTGCGGCGTCTGTCCATGTCGTGATCGATCACGCCGTCACCGTGCGCGTCGTGGTGGTCCTCCCCGCGCCTCGCAACCGGCCCGCTAAGACCAGCGTCACCCGCCGGGCGCTGTGGGTGCCGCCCGGCGGGGAGCCGTTCCCCTGGATCGGCAAACCCGACGCCGACAACGCCGCCGGGAGCGTTCTCGATGCCTTGGTACACGGCGGCGCGTTGGTGGACGACACCCTCGTTAGCCGCCTGCACGTCAGCCTGTACGCCAGCCACGATCCCGCCCGCGTCGGCGCGCATGTCACGATCTCCGCTCTTGAGGTGACACCGTGACGCGCCTCTCCATCGCACCGCAGATCCGGCGCTACTCCTGCCGACACTGTGACTGCGATGTCACCTACCACCCCGGTGGACAGCCCCCGCCCGGCGCGGTTTACCAGCTCTGCCCGCCGTGCGACCGCGCCGACATCTGCGCACCCCGTCCTGATGCTGACGCCCTGACAGACCCCGACGCCGACGTGAGGGGCTGGCGTGCCCCTCCACCCCTGCCGGGTGACCTCCTCGACGCGCCCACGTACACCCCTGATCTGGATCTGGAATGAGCACCACAGGATTGCACCTTAGACAGCGACTCTGCGCCGCACTGGTAGCCGCCTCCGGCGTCAGCCCTGAGCCGGGACACACCCTGGAGGATGTCATTCCCGTCCTCGTGTACCGAGATCGCGCCGGACAGACGCACATCGAGATCGGCCCGCGCTCTGTGCTGTCACTGCGTCAGGTCAAGGCGATACTCACCGACGCGGCGGATAGCATCCGGAGCGCCCCGTGATCCCCCTCGATGTCGCCCGCGTGATCCTGGGATTCTTGATCCTCGCACCGATCCTGCTCACGGTGGCGTATTTGATACAGCTTGCCCTCCTCAGACCCTCCCCGCGTGCTGCATACGCCGCCGCACAGCGCGCCCGCGCAATCCAGGTGGAGGACACGATAGGGCACGCCGCACAGCGGGCAGAGGATGAGTTTGCAGAGCTGCCGACCGATGAGATCCCCGCCGTGGGTTTGAACCTGCGCGCTGGGGGCAAGCGTCCGGACATCTTCGATCCGTTCTGGCCGGAGCTGTACCTGACGCCGCCGCCGGGGAGTGATCAGTGACGCGCCTCTTGATCCTGATGTCTGTCGGGGCTGGCGTGGCGTCGTGGCGCATCCTCCAGGACATCGAAGACGCACGGTGGCACGCCGGGGCGGCGCACGTCTGCGGGCAATTCGCGCAGGACAGACGCCACCGCGTCGAGGGGCGGGTCTGCATGATCGAGATTGGCGGGACGTGGCACGTCCCGCCTGGAGTCGTCACCCGGTGACACTGGATCTGCACGCCACTGCCATAGAGCTCCCGCCGCTGTCTGATGCCATGCGCCGACAGCTCCACCGGGCGTGGTTGCGCCGTCAGATTGCCGACATCGGGGCGCGGGCATGCGTCGAGCCGGACACCGCAGCCGGGCAGATCTCACACAAAACGGCGGCGTTCCTGATCGACGCCCTGCCGTCAGCGCCCCCTCCCCGATCCAGCCCCGTCGGGGTAGCCTGATGCGTGGCTCTATTCGGATGGTGGGACATTCCAGACCGGGACGATCCGGTGCTCATGATCGGCGCTCCGCTGCTATTGGCGGGCGCGGCGTCTGTCATCCTGCCGGAGTGGTGGATACCGATCGTGTGGGCGGTATCCACCGGTCACTATGGAGTGCGGACGGTGGCGCGGGTGATCCGCGCTGTCTGCCGATCGTGGGGGCTGTCCAGTGAGACGCCGCCGCTACAGCCGGGCAGAGCTGATCGCAGTGATGCTGATCGGGATCGCCGCCGGGACGCAGCTCCACCACTGCAACGCGGTCACACCGCACGACATGAGAGGGCAGAATGATCCACACTGGCGATAGCCTGACGGTGCTCCAGACACTCCCCGCAGCATCGGTGCAATGCTGTGTCACTTCGCCGCCCTATTGGGGATTGCGCGACTACGGACATGTCGGCCAGATCGGACTGGAGGAGACGCCAGAGCAGTACGTGGCTCGACTGGTCGCGGTGTTTGCTGAGGTTCGGCGGGTGTTGGCTGATGATGGGGTGCTGTGGCTGAATCTGGGCGATAGCTACGGAAGCGGAAAGCAGCTCATCGGCATCCCCTGGCGTGTTGCTTTCGCCCTCCAGGCTGACGGATGGTATCTCCGCTCGGATACCATCTGGCACAAGCCCAACCCCATGCCTGAGAGTGTGAGGGATAGGCCGACAAAGGCGCATGAATACGTGTTCATGCTCTCGAAGAGTGCGCGGTACTACTGGGATCAGGATGCGGTGAGGGAGCCTGCGACATGCACGGCCCGACCGGCTACCAGCCGACAAAAGACCGGAGGGAAGCACGGCGAAGCACTCCGCGCGGCGGGGGCACGGGGGCACAAGGGAGGCAACTTGGGGCACAACAAGCCAGAGAACGGCAGAAACATCCGCTCAGTCTGGACAATCCCCACACAGCCATACTCCGGCGCACACTTCGCCGTGATGCCGCCAGCCCTTGCAGACCGGTGCATCAAATCGGGATCGCGTGTCGGCGATACCGTGCTCGATCCCTTCTCTGGAGCTGGCACGACGGGGCTGGTGGCTCGTCGTCTTCGCCGTCAGTACGTCGGGATCGAGCTGAATCCGGAGTTCGCGGACATGGCACGACGGCGGATCGACAGTGATGCCCCGCTTCTCAATCGGATGGCGCTGTGATGTCATGCCGTGAAAAGAGCACCTATCCAGGACGGGGGAGCGCCCGCCGCTATGCCCGCAAGCTGACCGCCCGCTATGGCGGGGAGCTGTATCCGTACCGCTGCGGGGAGTGCTCACGGTGGCACCTGACCAGCGCGCCACCTCTACTGCGGACGGTGGATGTTCGCGCCGTCGATGCGCTCCCCCGCCCCGGCAGCACCCGCCGGGGGAGACGTGCCGCGCCGGGACAATCGGTGCATGATCTGGCAGAGCTGATGCGCGCAGAGCGGGGGGAGTGATGGCAGGGCGGGCGAAATACTCCCAGCAATCCAAAGACGCCGCGCTGGGGGCGCTGATGTCGTCGGCATCACAGGGACAGGACGGGGCATGGTTGCCTCAATACCGCAGCGTTAGCGCCGCCCTGCGTATCTCTGAAAAGACGCTCCGGAGGTGGTGGAGGGCGCGGGAGGTGGTGGATGATGCCGCACTACGCCGCAGCTCCACACGCGCGCGATCCGAGGTGAGGGCAGAGGGGGCGAAGAGCTGGATCGAGGACCGGGTGGAGGATCTGCGTCAGGGTGTGGAGTGGGTACTGAGTCCCGACCGCCGCGCAGAGGTGGACAGGCCGGATCAGATGGCCCGCGCCCTCAAAGACATTGCCGCCGTCGTCAAGGAAGTGAAGGCGCTCACGGGCTCCGACGACGTGACAGACCCCGCCGCGCGTATGCGAGAGCTGAGGGCGGCGGCTGCACAGGTCGGGCTGACGCAGGACGGTGAAGCATGACGCGGGACATCGACGCCGACGCGTGGGCGTGGCTCATCGAGCCGACCACCGCCGAGTTTCTGGACTTCCTCGATGCCCTCCCCGCCGCGCGCCGGGATGATGCGCTGTACGTGCGGTGTCGGTACGATCTGGGGCTGTTCTGTGCGGTGTTTTTTGGTGCCCGGCTCCCCCTGCCGTTCTCGCGTTTCCATCAGTCCACCCTCCGCCGCGTCAAAACCCCCTGGAGGGACAGACCGCGCCCCCAGCGCATCGCAGACGCCGCGCCGCGTGGCAATGCGAAGAGCACCCTTGAATCGTTCTGTTCATTGGCACACGACGCCGTGTATGCCCTGGAGGCATACGTGGGGATCATCTCCACGACGTTCTCTCTGTCTGAGGATCTGGTGGCGGATCTCCACGAGGTGTTCACCGATCCAGACACCTATGCAGATCTCCACCGCGTCTATGGACCGATCCACGCGACGGGATCAAAAACCGATTTCCGCGTCAGTGTCGGCATCGGGGAGGGGCGCACCCGCTTCAAAGCGTTTTCATTCGGCGGATCGATCCGAGGCACCAAAGATGCCGGAGTACGCCCGACAAAGATCGTCATTGACGACGGGGAGCACCCCGACCGGGTGAGGAGCCCGACGCAGCGGGAGAAGCTGTGGAACTATCTTACGAAGGACATTCTCAAGGCAGGTGACACCGGGACGATCTTCCGGGTGATCGGTACGGTGCTGCATCCGGACTCGATGCTGTCCCGCATCCTGGGACCGACAGGGGAGGGTGCGCCGGGCTGGCAGGCTCGACGGTGGCAGGCTGTCGAGGCATGGCCCGACCGGATGGATCTGTGGGACCGCTGTAAACGGCTGTGGGCGGATCTGTCCGATCCAGACCGTGAGGACACCGCGCGGGACTACTACCGACGCCACCGGGCAGAGATGGACCGGGGCGCACGGGTGCTGTGGCCTGAGAAAGAACCCCTCTATGACTTGATGATCATGCTGTGGACGGACGGGGAGGCGTCTTTCTACAGTGAGAAACAGAACGTCGCGACAGACCCCGCCCGGCAGGTGTTCTGGCCTGAGAGGTGGGCGCGGTGTTCGTTTGACGGGGAGGTGATCACGTCAAGCAAGGGGCGGCGGGTACCCCTGAGGAGCTGCCGGGTAGCCGTGTGGCTTGACCCCCGCGCCTCTGAGGAGACAGAGCGCAATGACTACGCCGCCGTCACACTCGCGGCGGAGGATCGGCTTGGATACAAATACCTCCTGAAGACCGATCTGCGCCGCGTCGGCACACTGGGACAGCTGGATCTGATGTGGGCGGCGTTCGGCATCATCGGCCCCGCCGGGCTGTATGGATACGAGGATAATGGGTTTGCCCGGCTCATCGGGACGATCCTCGATGATCAGCGCAAGTCCCGCCGCGCCGCCGGGCGGGTGTGGAACCTCCCCTTGATCGGGCACGCATCGACAGAGAACAAAAACACCAGGATGTCCAGACTTGCACCCTTGTTTGATCTGGGATGGATCGAGGTGGCGGAGGACATGGACCCGATCGCAGTAGAACAGGCACGCGAGATCCCGACCGGGACGCACGATGACGGACCGGACTCCTGGGAGCGCGCGATCTGGCTACTCGAGGGCGGCGGATCTGCCACGTTTGACGGGGCGGCATCGTTTGGTAGATAGCCGATTCGTCGGGGATCTACTGCGCAGGGGAGCCGATCCAGGCGATACAATGGCCCACAGACGGGACAACGCGGAATATCAGACAATCAATAGCCAAAATCACGGGGATATACATGCCGTCCTACAGACCACCTGCTGACGTTGCCCGCGCCGCACGTCGAGGACTCCAGATCAGGGCGGCGCAGACCCCCAGCAACCGCGCCGGGACCGCTGTAGGGCTGGCACGCGCCCGGCAGCTCTCAAACCGTCAGCCCGTCAGCCTCGACACGGTGCGCCGGATGTCGTCGTTCTTCGCCCGCCACGGTGCCTCCCCTGGATCGGCAGCGGCACGCCGGGACAGACCGACATCCAAGGCCGCACAGGCGTGGTTGCTGTGGGGAGGCAACGCCGGGCGTCGTTGGGCCGCGCGTATCCAGGCAGAGCAGGACGAATAGCGACATGCCGCCCGCCGTGGCGCAGGGGTTAGGATTGCGTCACACCACACCCGCAGAGGATCAGACATGTCGCACGGTGTCCATTATCTTGACCGCGATCACCGCAGCCTCCTGACCACTGACGATCCGTTTGGATGGCCGGGCACGCCGGAGGCATGGCAGGAACGGTATCAGTACCTCCTCGATGCCTACCACGGGGAGAACTACAGCGCGCAGATGATCAAGGATCTACAGCTATTCCGCGCCCTCGATGACAACGGGAAGATCATCGCGCAGACCCGGCGGCTGTACCGCGACCGGATCTTCTTGGTAGAGGTAGCGGCGTCTGCACTCGCGATCGGGGAGGTGGTGCTAACCCCCGTCGAGGGCGCACCCGACGCAGATGTGGAGGAGGCGCGCGCGATCTGGCAGCGAAGCGAGATGGCGACGCAGGGCACGCTGTGGAGTAAGGACGCCGCACTGTACGGTGATCTGTACGTC